CTTGGCTTTCCTTGCTTTTGTCAGTATAGTAACTCACCATAACATCTGATGGGATAACTGTATTGAGATTGTTTAACTTAATTATATTTTTTGTAAAATCAAGAGCGTCTGAGTCTTTTTCAAATGCTTCTACCTTGGTTATAAATTTTGTTTGAACTGTTTTATTAATATCACCCTTTGCATTAAGAATGTTTTGTGCTGCTACACCTATTGACTCAGATGTTGCACCAGTAAACTTTGTAATAATGTTCATCATCTTTGGTGCAATATCTTTATTATCTGTTGCCATTTGCAAAAGAGTTCTAAATACGGCTGGAGGAATATCTCCACTTGCCATCTTTGCTTGAATTAAAAACTCTTGTCCACTATCGATAAGACCATCTTTTCTTAGATTTTTTGATTGCTGGTTTACAGTATCTATATATGCTAACTGGTTAGGATCATTTTTGTATTTTGCAGTTGTGGCTTTTTTCATTCCAGACATCATTGACTCTTGCATACCGCCAGCACTATTATATTGAGAGACTATACTTGCTTGAACTTTTGCCTGTGCTGCAGTTAATTGCTCTCTTTGTCCTATTATATTTTTTGCTCCTAGTTTACCTTTTACTCCTAAATATTTATTCTGTAATGCTTCTGCTTCATTAATTTTACCTTGAATTCTAAGTTCTTCAATTTTCTTTTCATAATACATATCAAGTGAATCTACCATTTGTTTATTTTGTTCCATTGCAATTTTAGCATCTACCGCATAGGTTGCTCCAAGAACTGCTGCTTCTTTTGCATTTTTCTGTTGTGCCACGAATCCAGCAACTGCTCCTATTGCTGTTCCAATTCCAGCACCTATAATTGCTCCTGCAACTGCTCCTACTGGTCCTCCTGCTGCACCAACGGCTGCGCCAACCCTAAGCCCTCCAAATGCTCCTAACAGTCCACCACCTAGGGCTGTGGCTCCAATGCCTGCTCCTTGTCCTACTTTTTGTCCAGCAAGTTGCTTAGGTAATCCAGCATTTTTTACATTATTAGCACTAGTTTCCATATTCTTTGCATTTGTATTTACCATATCTATTCTAACCTTTAATGGATCGTTAATAAGGTTTTCTCCATTTGGTCCAAGTAGACTTTCTAATTGAGCAATAACCCTTATACCAATAGACATATCTCCTGCTTGTCTAGCAGCATTCATAGCCAAACTTTTTGCCTGTGACATATCCATAGCACCAGACATAATTGCTGCAGAAAGTTGGCCACCTAAATCTTTCACTGCAACATTTCCCTTACCGTCAGCGTTCTGTTTTGAAATTCTTGCAGTCAAAGCCTTTCCTTCTGCTGTTTGAGCATATGCTTCTCCATATGTAGTCTTACCAGTTGCTGGGCCAAGCATTGCAAAAGAATTTTTTCTTCTTAGGTCCATCTGTTCTGAGGCTGTTGTTTTACCACCAAATTTTGCTATAGACTGTAATGCAGATGTAGATCCTTTAAACTTTTCACCCTCTTCTAAAACCTGATTTGCTGCTTTATCAAATGACATTCTCAAGGCAACAAATGATCCAACTGTTGCAAGAAGTCCTACTGCTAAGGCTGACGCAGGACTTTTTAACATTGGAATTATCATAGACAATCCCATAAGTGGCATCATTAATTTTTGTGAGATTTCTCCAACTTTGCCTGGTGCCATAGAACCAATCATTGCTGCTCCTGCTGCCATTCCAACACCGCCAGCAAGCCCAATTCCCTTGCCTGGTACTTTTGCATTTTGTCTATTCTTTGCAAGTCTTTCTAATTTGGTAGGTGCAAATTTACCATTTGCCATTGAAGGTCCCATTGGTGTTTTAGAAACTGAAGGTGCTGGTGTAAATTGTGCTGCTGCTCTTTCACTAATAATTCTTTTTTGATATGCTACAGAGTTTGCTAATTTAGTTCTTCTTTCCATTTGTCTACGCATAGACTTGGCATCTGCATCCATTGGACCCATGCCGTATAGTTTAGTTCTTGATGCTGCCATCTTTGCTTGTGTTTTTGCTTCTGCCCTTTGGCGCTTTTCCATTTGTCTACGTAAAGATTTAGCATCTGCATCTATTGATCCCGTTCCATACAAAGCAGTCCTTGATGATGCTGCTGCGGATTGAGATATTGTTTTTCCAATAGTGGCACCAGCAGCCTTGGCTTTTGCAACAGATCCTTTTACTCCCGCAAGAATTGCGTTTACAGTTGCATTCTTTGATCCTGGGGCATTTGCTTTTCCAACAATTCTTCCCTTGGGGCCTTGACGAACCGATGAAGCAACACTCGCTGGAGCAAGTCTTGTATCCTTTATGCTGCCAGAGTCTGATTTTAACTTTCCGTTATTTGGCTTTGTTGGTATTGGCTTTAGGTTACCCTTTTTGTCTTCAAGTACTTCATCTGGCTTTACCAAAATTGAACGATGGAAGTTATAAACCTTTTTCCAGTCTGCATTTAAGCCAGCCTGAAGTCTCTTGTACATGTCTTCATAAACCTTTTTGGCTGGATCTCCATCCTTAAGTTTAAAGCCATCTATAGTTTTTCTTAATTTTGGAAGAGTTCTATTGATTTCTTCTTTTATTTTTCTTTCATATTCATCTGCAGACTGAATATTTTGTGGAATATCAGCAGTTGCATTTCCAAACCAGAAAGGAGAACCATTAGCATTTGGTCCTGTAACACCCTTAAAGTTATGCATAGCAATTGCTTCCATTGATGGAAGACCACTTGAATAGGCTCTTTTACCAGAGGCTGTATCAAATACACCTGCAGCGCCAACATCGGCTACAACATTTCCTCCAAGGTTGCCCTTCTTAAGGTCTTTGTCTCCACGAAGGGCTGCTGCTACTGTTTGCTTAATATATTCTTTTTCAGTAAAAGTTTTTGACATTGTGTTTGGATCAAATCTTGAGTCATACGGAGATTCCAACACAATAATTTTTCTTTTTTTCTTAACATCTGGTTCATCAATATCTGTAGGATCAATCATTGTTTTGATTGTTTGTCTTGGTGCTAGTAAGCCTTGTGCTCTAGCAATCTCAGTTCCTCTTTTTTCTGCTATAGCGTCTAACTCACTCAGCATTGGTTTTACAAATACTTTTGACCCATCTGGCTTTGTAAATATTCCGCCGATGGTTGACATAAAATTACTTCTACCAGAACTCTGTGTTTCTTGAACACCAAAGTTTGTAGGCTTCTTTGCTCCAAAGGCGGTTTGAGATGCTTCTATTGCAACTGCTCTTAGTTTTTCTTGGTGTGCCATTGCTTTTTCAAGATCAAGCAATTGTGGGGCTGATAGCGGTGCTGCAACCTTTGTTTTCTTTGCTGCCTTTGTGCCTTGAGAAATTACAGGGGTTGTTCCTGCTCCAAGTCTGTTCATATTAACTACGGTTCCTTCTGGAACTTGAACTCCATGGTATGTGCCTGCTGGAAGAGTTATAGTTGATGATCCAGTTACTACTCTTTTTTTACTATTAACTCTTTCATCAATGCTGTAGTCTAAAATTAGACCTTGTCTTTTTGCCTCATCAAGAATTTTTCTGCTTTCATCAGGTGTAGTTCCTAATCCTTTACCCATATTAAATCTATAGTCTGTTGCATACAGTCCTTGAGATTTTACATAGCCTGGGTCGTTTGGACTTATTATTTTTGGAATTTCTTTCTTATATAAATTGTCAACTATTGAATCATTTATAAATGGGCTTTTAGATTCTTGAATTGACTTTAAGAATGCATTATCTAGCGCTTGTGCCTGTACTGCAGACATTCCAGATGGAGACCATTTGCCTGCTCCACTCTTAACCCATTCATCTATAAACTGTTGTTTAGGTACTCCACCAGTTAGGCTAGGCATTGCTTTATTCATCCACTCAGGGAAGTTGAACATAAGGCTGTGCTTTGTTGTTGTTACTGGTGGCAAACCTTGTGATATTAGAACCTGTTCCATAGTTATAAGTTTTAACTTTTGATCTGGAGACATATTAGGATTGCCCTTAATAATGTCTGATATTAGTCTTGGCTCGCTGCGTCCGCCTACGTGTGTTTCATTAGTTGCAAGTGATTTAGCATCTGTTTTTGCTGCTACTTCAGGAGCAAAGGCTAATCCTTGAACTGTTCCGCCTGCAACCATGTGTGCAATAAATGGTCTGTTTGCTGGATCTTGTGCTGATTGCTGAGGGATTACTGCCTCACCAGGAGTTAAGTCTGAGTTTACACTATCTTTATTTCCAGTTCCTGGGACGCTTGTTGTTCCTTTACCATATTTTTTAGGTGTAGGCATACGCTTTCCAGCACTGGGACCAACAAATCCTATTTGTGCTGCGATGGCTCTTCTATATGCATTTGCCAACATGTTAACTGCTGCTGTTTCAGAAGTAAAGGTTTGTCTTAATCTTTGATGAACCTGATCAAGTGATGCTGCAACTGCTGATGCCTCTAACTGTTCTTTAGTTAAATAGTTTGTCTGCTCTCCTAATATTTGACTTGATTGACCCGTTCTGTTATACATAGATTTTAATCCTGCAAACATTTTAATTATGTTAGCAACAGCATTTGCAATCAAACCAAATCCCATTAAAAGAACTGGTCCAACACCAGCAAAGGCAACTGTAAGAATGGTTAAGAATTTTTTAGTACCATCTCCTAAGTTATTAAACTTGTCAAGAATTTTTCCAACAAACTCAACAATAGGGGTTAATGCTTTTAAGAATTGTTCTCCTACTGGAGCAATAGCCAATTTTAAATCTTCCATTGATTTTTTAAATTTGTATGTTGTTGTATTTTGTATTTTATCTAATTCTCGTTGTGACAATATTGCAAGTTCTTCTGTGGTTGCTTTTGTTAATGATAGGACTCTTTGTGCTTGTGTACCCTGGGCTGTTACGTTTTGAAACAATGTGGAAAGTCTTGAAAATTGGAACTTACCAAATAGTTGTTCAATAGCACGAGCACGGTTAAGTGGATCAAGAGTATCAAGTGCTTGTGCAAACCCAACAACAGTTGCTTTAATGTCTCCTTGGTTGGCTTCAACAATTCCTTTAATATTTACGCCAAGTTCTCCAAGAAACTTGCTTGCCTTTGTTGATGGATTAATTAAAGATGCAAGACCAGACTTAAGTGCGTTAGCGCCTTCGGATGCATTGATTCCGCCTTCTTTCATTGCTGTAAGGAAAAATGCTAAGTCTTCAACGTTTCCACCAAGTTGTTTAATAACTGGTCCAGCCTTTGGAATTGCTATTGTTAAATCTTCAATGGATACTACAGTTTGGTTTTCAACTGCGTTAAGGAAATCAATTTTGTTTGCAAGATCTTCTGCTGCAACACCAAAAGCGTTAGTTACAGAAATTGTTGTCTCTAATGCCTGTGTTTGTTCTACTCCGCCAAGTACTGCAAGTCTTGTTGCCTGTACAACTTGTGCAATTAATTCTGCACCCATCTTGCCCATTGCTGCAGCGTCTGCAGCCATCTTCATTGTATCTTCTATTGCAACTCCATACTTAGTATATTCTGTTGCAAGTTTTTGAACTTGCTTAACCATTGCATCGGTTTCTGCTTGTGTTGTAAACATTTCTCCATACACACGCTTAAATCTAATTGCCTGCTCTTCAAGTTTCATGAATGTTTTTGAAGCAACTGTACCAAGCATTGCAAGTGGAACAGTAAAACCAACCATTAACTGACGACCAGCCCACTGAGTATTCTTACCAAAGTTTAGGAGATTGGTTGATCCTTGTCTTAATAATTGATTAAGTAGTTGTTGTCTCTGTGCAGCAATGGCTGTTTGTGTACCCAGATTTTTCATATCAAGCGTTAGAGGTCTTACCGCAATTGCTTGTAGTGCTCCATTAGCACCTCTGCCCATCTTTACATACTGGGTCTGTATATCTTTTACACGCTCTCGTGCAACTTTATTTAATGTTTCAAATTCAGATCTAAACAATCTTCCAAAAGTCTTTGTGGCTGCTCCAGTATATCTAAAATATTCTCTAGATGTTAACTTGTTTCTTTCTAAAGCATTAGTAAAAGACTCTGTACTTGATGTTACTGTTCGCATAGATGCCTGGAATTTTCCAGTAGCATTTATGCTGTTCATCAAGTTCTGTGCTTGATTTGCTGCTACCGCTGAGGCTGCGGTACCAGACTTTGCCATCTGTGTATGGAAGGCTGATATTTGACGTTGTAGAAGTTTTAGACTTGCTAAAGCATCGGACGTATCAATATTTACATGAATATTGGATTCTACATCAGCCATCCATTAACACCTCTTTATTTAGTTATTTGCAAGGTTGCCGAGTAGTGATGCGTCAGAAAGTTTAATTCCTGATGCCTCTTCGACAATCTTGTATACTGTTGGAAGGTCTAGATTTTCTTCTAGGGCTTCCTTGTCTTCTGCCAATTCTGGCTTGTATTGTTTCATTGCGATTTGAACACAGTCCATTAGCAAATCCATAGACTTTTCGTTATCTTCTGCGACCTTTGAAATGTCTTCAAACTTCTTCATAAACGGACGAAGTAGAGAAATCTTAAGTGGTCTTACCTTGATCTTTGTTCCGTCGATCAGAGTTACTGTCTTTTCTTCAGTGGCGATTGCCATTTATTCCTCCTTATAAGGTTTAGTAAAGTATACCACAAATCAGGCTTATTTTCCGCCTATTCGTAAACCTCATAATCAAGGCCCATGCCAATACCAAACCCTGCTCTTTCAGCATTTACTCCTTGTAGAGCCAGAATATCATTTCCATTTCCTGTTGCACCCTTGCTAAATACTCTAGCCTTCATATCTTCCCATTCATTACCGTTGCCAGAATTTTTATCTAAATCTACTCCCTGCATAGCAGCAGCAAACTTTTTATCACTGTAGTCTAATTCTCTTTTTATCTTTAGTGTGGCTGTTAGTTCTTGCATAGACATTGATGACTCTAATTGATCATAGTCTTTCCATATACCGATTAAAAAAACCTCTGACTCTAGTTTTGCTAAGTCTAAGGTTTCCCATGTTGATCCACTGTCAACTGCCTGATTTTTAACAGTGTCTTCTGACTTCTCGTTAATTTTGATTCCTGCTGCAACATCAATAACATCATAGATAGTTGGTAAGTCTAGGCTATCTTCTAAGTCTTCAATAGTTTTAATTGATGGGCAATATTGTTGCATTGCAATAAGAGCGCATTGAGCCAGAATAGATATTGATTCATCATCACTTTTTGCTTCTTTAATTTTTTCAAATGTTTCTAAAAATTCTCTTAGGTATTTTATTTTTAATGGGGAAGCAACAATAACTCTATCATCTACTAGTGATATTTTTTTTGTATCATATATTTTTGTTGCCATTATATAAGTATACCAAACAGAAAGGCCCAACCCCGAAGGATTGAGCCTCTCATATTAAGTTGTATTATGCTGATAGTGTGCGGTCTACGATCTTACCGTAAGACGCATTATCGTTTGGAAGAAGACGGAATGAAACTTCAAACATTGAAGCCTCGTCGCGCTTTGCAGATACTGTTACGTTCTCAATTGAGAGTGCACGGTATGCTACATAAATTCTTTCCTTTGGATCTAGAGAAGAACCAGAACCTGGTCCTACTGCTACTAGACCACGCTCTAGTGGAACGTCGCCAATATCTCCAGCAGAAATCTTCATTGTTTGAAGTCCTCCTGCTGTTGCTAGATCTGCGGTATCTCCTGCAATTGCTACTAGAAGATTTTCTAGTGTTGCCTCTGCGAAAGATGTATTTAGATTAACTGTCATGCCTTGCTTGAATAAACGAGCAACGTCGAGAAGTTGATCTACTGCTACATCACCAAAGTCTGGTTGGAATGCAAGTTCCAAACCATTTGATGTGTATCCTATATTTGTGTAATCAGTGTCAAGTGACAAAGTTTCTTTATAGGATGTTGCGGATGCTGTCATTACTGGAAGATCTGTCGCTGCTTGTGCGTCAGTGATTGCTCCAGATGCTGTTACGTATCCGATTGGGCCATCATCATGCGTAAATAGTGCTGCTGCACCTACGATAATGTTACTACTTGAACCACGGCTGTATGCCATATATTTCACCTCTTTCATTTTTATTAAAAGGGGGTTGTTTCCTCACACTAATTATACTACCATTTTATTATGCTGGTAGTTCTAGTGGGTGCCAGTCGTAGTCGATAATTATCTTATTCCCCGCATAGGTACGGGCTGTGGCAAAGTCTACAATATCTCTAGTTTCTTCGAGTTGGTAGATCTTAAAATTGTGAAAGAACATAGGCTTAGAATCTATGGTCTCATAATCTAGGTTTGCCTGCGCCCATTCATTAAGGTCTTTTGCTGAATCGTCACCGTTATCAAGTAAGTCGCTTACTTGTTGTTGTGTTATAACCATATTCCTTTGTGCGTCATTTCCTACTGAGTAAAAATAATATAGAAGTTGCTCACATTTAATGTATGGGAATGGAGTCCTTCTCATTTTAAACATTCTATCGTATACTCCAAAGACACCGTTGCTCTGTGGAAAAGTTTCAGTTAGTGCATCAATTTCTGTTGGAAGTGTTGGGAAAAAATATGTTGTTCCTTGAGAATCGAATCCAGGATCTATTTTTGCTGCTAAGTATGCGTTAATAATTGTAGGTGGATGATGAATAAGAGCCATTATGCACCCATCCCTGCGTTAGCAATCCAACGATATCCAGTTGATAAACCTTTAGCCTTACCAATTCTTTTGCCTGCTGGCATATCTTTTTTATATACCTGTGGATTTTCAAGATATCTTGCAACGCCACTTGTTCTTAAAAACGCTTGTGAGAAATATTTATTAAAAAACATGTCAAAGACTTTTTCAAAACCGCCTTCTACTTCTGTTCCTCCAGGGTTTAAAATTTCTACAGGCCCTCTTGTAAACACCGTTTCTCCGTTATCATCAAACGCTAATATCTGTGCAACTCTTGGTCTAATTGTAACTGGAATTCCTTTTTCCATGATTCTTGCTTTATCATAAAATGGTGTGCGTGATCCATCTTTGATAGATTTAGACTGACTAAAAGATGATCTAAAAGATAGTCCTAGATTGCTTGTTGTGTATGAAATATCGTATAGCCTTGCTTCTGGGCTTCCAGTCATAGTCCATTCATAAACATGATGAAGCATCTGTGGGTTAACCCTTGCATTAGAATCTATAAACTCTTTCATTATTTCTACTGTTTCCATTCCTAGAGTTTTTAGGAATACAGTCTTTCCTCTTTGAATACCCTCTAAAAATCCTACAGAATAATTAACTATATTGTTCATATCTTTTTTAAATTGTTTTGAATTAAATGTTGTTATCATACATCACCTGACTGATTCTCTGATCTTCTTATTACTACCTTGTAAGATTCAACAACGCCAAACGGTCCAGTGAATGGTTCATAGGTTGCTACCTCAAATAAAGTACCTTTGCCAGATCTAGGACCTGAAGTTTCCATATAAATAAGGTTTCCCTCTTGGTCTTTAATATCAGAAATTAATATATTTGTTAAAGCATTTTTGCTATCTAGCAAAGAAATTCTAATGTCAGATTTTATTCTTCCAACTAGGATTGAGTTCTGTGTGATATTTACGTTTGGCTTTACCTCTTCTTTAAAGGCTGATCCACCTGAAGAAAAACTACAAGCAAAGACTCTATCAAGAACCCAGTGTTTTTTTATTGCGCCAAAGTCTCCTTGATCAACTATTGGATGATATAAAGATGCTTGCATTGGAAACATGAAGTCTGGGCTTTCGCAAACTGTCATTATAATACCCCAATTTTTGTAATAGACTTAGCATACTTTGAAAGTATCTTGTCTACAATTATGTTTCCTGTTCCTTCGAAAAGACCTTTATCAAACTGAATTCTATACTGATCTGTGTTATAAGAAGAAATAAACCTCTTGTAATAATCTAATTTGCCACATGCTATGTCATGAATAAGCATTTCTGCTGCCCTAGTTATGTCTAACGGTACAGAAATGTACCCACATTCAACTTCAATTCTATAATCCCAAGTGTGTGCAAAACCTCTATATACGAATAAAGGATTTAAAGAGTCGGATGATGCTGCTGGCAATACTAGCGGAGCAGACTCTGCACGATTAATATTCTCTGTAGAAGACTCAACTATTGCTGTTTTATCTGATGTTACTTCGTATGTTCTATCTTCTACTAGTTTGTTATTTTCATATACCGACAAAACTTTCTTTACGTCATCCCAGATTGGCAAATAGTCAGATCCAGTTCCTGTAAAATTTAAAACTTTTCTTTTATAATAAAATCCTTCTGGAACAACAGAATCAATTATTGCTCTTGCTAATTCTTCATTTTTTGTATATTCTGCAATATCAGAAGCAGTTGTTGCGTTGTCTGATGGGTTTGAATATGGCCTTACCACTTCATAAAACTCAGAGTGTATTGTTTCTTCATTTTCATCTAAGACTGTTAGTTCATAGTAAGAGTCATATCTTCCAGGCAAAGTTGTTGATATTGTCTGCCCAGTTACTTTATTTAAAAATTCATTATGTGAAAATGAAAGATCCGCCATATCATACAAATACATTTTAAAATCTGTTGCTACAGTATAACCTGCAGGAATAGTAAAATTAACTGTAGTATTTGAGTATGGCGGAACTCTCAATATTTTCATCTTTAATTATCCAAAAGCCTTTTCGACTTCTTCAGGTGTAGCAATACGAACATGTGAGCGAGTTAGCCACTTGTCTGCTTGCTTTTGTGTTACGATGTTGTAGCCCCTATTAAGGGTTCCAACTTCTTCCCAGCGAACACTCTTTGTTGAAAAAAGCGCTACCTTTCCTGAAAGGTTTACATCTGTGTTAATTGTTTTACTTGCGCCGTCTGCTGCCATTGATCCAATAGCACCTGTTTCTGTAAAGCCTAGCGCTTGAACTGGCTCAACTGCTGCTGGTGCTTCTACCACTGCTTCAACTACAGGTTCTACTGTAGCCTCTACTGCTGGTGCTTCGACATGGTCATGCTCTTCAGCATTGTCTGCTGAAAACGGATTGTTATAGTTATCATTTTCCATTGTATCCTCCTTGTTTGTATTATATCATTAAAGTATTAAGGGGGACAGGAGAGTGAACTCCCGCCCCCCATTAAAGGTACTGTTTACAGATTAATCTGAAGCAGCGTCAGCGAATGCAATTGCATCCTCTTCTTCCCATTGAATACCAAAGCGGACGAATACTGTGTATTCAATTGTGTCCTTCTTTGCTACGTACTCACGGTTTACAACGATGTCGCGCTGGAATCCCCATACACGGTTTGCAGGGAATGTCAAGTCGATATAGCCTGCTGGGTAGTAAGGAACTTCCTGAACTTCAATTCCGAGAACACGTGTTGTACGTGCTCCACCGAATGTCTGTCCTACGCCATCAAGGTATGATTGACGATTTGACTGTGTGCTTCCGATAGGAATTCCTGAAAATGCTTCAGCAACTGCATCTGCAAGGGTACCGTTATTCTTAACGATTCCTCCAAATGTATCTGTACCTGCGTAGAACTTAAGATTGTTCTTAAGTGCACGGTACTTACGTGGCATTGCATTAATGATTCCCTGCATAACTTCAGGTGTCCAGGCGTTATCTGCTACAGTTACAACTGACTCATGTGCTTGTCCAGCACCTGTTCCAGTCTTTGCTTTATTGATAAATCCGTCCATGATTGACAGGAATGAACCTGTTGAACCATCACCGTTGATAGCGAGATCTTCGATATCGTTTGCGAATGCGTTGGTCATTAGGCGTACCAAGTGATCTTCTAGAGCGTCACCTTCTACACCATCTTCCAATGATTCTGCTGTTACTTCCCAATCAAGACGAATCTTCTTGGTAGTAAGTTCGACCTTAGAGAATGTTGCACCTGTGTTTGTGTATGTACCAATTGCTTGCGCTGCTGCACGAATTACACGCTCACCGACGTTTACCTTCTCAAGTTCCATAGAATTAGCCTTCATTGTTACACGACGGCCATCCTTTGCTAATACTGTTGCATCCCAAACATAGTCGATAAAACGACGTGCCTGCTCGGGGCGCAAAATTCCAGAAGCCGCTGAACCACTAGGGTTTACAGCATTGGCTCCGCTTGTAGATCCAAGTGTCGCTGTTGGAATATTTCCAAGTGTACTTGCACCTGGTGTTGATACTCCACCAATTCCACCTGATGCGAAAGCACCTTGACCCTGGTAAAGCCCTGGTGCTGTTGCACCGAGATCTCCACTTGCGCCTGGCTGGTTTTTGATTATTTCTTCTGACATATTGTCACCTCCTAGTGATTTTTTCATTTGAATAGATCGGCTGTTTTGAGGAAACTACCGCCCCATAGGGATTTTTCAACCATTTCAGGTTGAGACTGAAAGATATCGCCGATATCTCCAGACTTTCGGAATGCGGTGTCTGCTTCCACAGCGTCTACTCGTTTTCCAAATTCGTTAAATTCATCTGATACGGCTGCAATATCTTTTGCAACTGCTGTAAATGAATCCTTTACTGTATCAACGTCTACCTTTGAAGACTTAAGAAGTTCTACTTCTGCTTGCAAAGATTTTACTGTTGACACTAGATCGCTAAAGGCTGATTCTAGAGTATTTTTCATTTCAGTAACTGCATCTGCAATTACCTCTTCTGACTTAGATACTTCTACAACTGCTTCAACTACTGTTTCGACTGCTTCAGCATCTTCTGCCTTGACAATCTCTTCTGCTACAAGTTCATCAGTCTTGACAACATCTGCTGTCTCAACCTCTTCTGTCTTGGCAATTTCTTCAGTAATTTCTGCAACTGCCTCTGGAGCGACCATAACATCTTCAATTACGTCTGTCTTTTCAACTTGTGTTTTTGATTTTGTCATAGGTTGTACCTCCTTGTTAATCTTAGAAGTATTAATGCCTTTAGCACTATCAACTAAGAATTTTATCATTGTTACTTTTTCATTATCCGTTTTTTCAACGAAACCTATATTCTCCATAGCATTGCCTGTTGTAGGACTTATTTCTGACTCATTTTCTGAAATCTGAACTATGCCAGACTCTCTATCATAAAAAACATTTTCAAGTACGGTGGCATCTGCTTTAAATACATCGACTCCATCAACTTTTTCAACTGATACAATATTTGCAAATTGATTTGCTGGGGAATCTACAAGACTCAACTCTATCAAATCGTATTGCTTAATAATTCTAATTGCTTTGTCTGACTTTTCATCAAACCCATCATCCCATTTATTCATTCTTCCGCCAATTGAAAAACCAGAAAGAGTTCCATCAAGGACTTTCTCCCAAGTATCTTGTGCACCTTTTGAAACATAGGCAGATACAAAGACACCGCTATAAAACTTTTTTGATTCTGGATCAAAATATTTCTCTGCTTTAAAGTCAACCATTTTGCCAACTGCTAATGGCTGGTGCATCTCACGAATATTTCCTCGGAATTTTGCAAAGGCATCCATTGATGCTTCTGCTGTAACAATGTCATCTTGCTTGTCAATGTTATCTAGGGATGCAAATCCAGATACGGTTCTTCGTTCTTTGTCTACCTTTGAAAAAGGCATTGAAAGACGCAAATTTTCCCCATTAGAGTTCCAATGGGCTTTGGATATATTACTCACTATTATATTATAAACCCCTTTTACGCATATATCACAATATGGACATATTGGACACTAAGGAGTTTTTCTTCCCTCTCCCTTTGGGGCTCTTCCAGCAACTGTAGATGTGCTATCAGAGTTGTTATTTGTTCTTTCAGAATCTCTTGCCCTTGTTGTATTTGCTTCTGCTGCTGCAGTGGGTTTAAGTTCTAACACCTCATCGCCACCTTCTCGTTGTGGCATATCCAAAAGAACTCTTGCTTCGTTTGGAGTCATAATCTGATTCTTGACATATCTTTCAAGAATTTGAGACTGTGCTATTTCATCAGTAAGAGTTAGTTCATTAAAAACAAACTCAAGAATATCTGTCTTTTCACGAACAATTTTGTTGATCATTTTTTCAATTTGTCTTTGGGCTGGTCTTGCAACCTGCTCTTTAAAGGTTCGATCCTGTGCAAGTGCTGCTGCTATAGATGCAGAATCGCCACCTCCAAGTTTAGACAGTGGCACTTGGTGTGCTACCAGGATGTCATCACGATTTTGTTTACGATACTCTTTAAA